TTCCAGCATCTGGAGTAAAACTAATACTTGTAATTGGAGATGTTGAACCTCTGTAGAGATTGACAAACGCAGCAGCATACCCACTTGCTCCTGGAGTTGCTCCTTTAGAAATTAAAGTTTTATTAGTTGTAGAATTAGAGTAACTATTAATGTAAATTTTAGTATTTCCAAAAATACCTGATGACGAGTCAGCAGCATCAGTGTACCCAATGTATCCTACTGTGTTTGATGACCCACGATTACTGACTGGAGTGCTACCGTTTCCTTGCAAACGAGTTACAGAGTATGAAGAACTTGTATCTCCATTTACTCTGTAGTAAAAATTAGAGTTACCAGTATGGGAACATCTAGCAGAAATTACAATTTCAAGGTCTGTATAATCTTGAGGAATTCCTACAAAACTAACAGTTGTAGTATCAGCAGTTAATTGGATAGACTGTAGCGGTACGTATGTAGACATTTATTTAACTCCATAAAGTGAAAAAGACGAACCTGCAATAGCAGTACCACCTGAAGGACTTATTGTTATTGTGTGAATTGCATTGTTTGACAAGTATACCCCAGATGTCATTCCAACTACACCGCCACCATTTGAGTCGCCACCTTGAAGTGCTCTAAAAGTTTTGTTTTTATTAGTATTTGCATAGTCTAAAATGTCTAGGATTACTACACCAAATATTCCAGCAGTTAAACTGTTTGACGCTCCACGCATAAAGTCGTTAAATGAAGTAGTGCTTGCAGTTCCACTAGCGCTTGCATTACTTCCATCTCCTGAAAGGGTGTGAAAAGCGTAGTTAGAACCACCGTCAGAGTTAAAGACCATCCGTTGGTTATTCCAAGAACCCGTATCATTGGTGCGAAGAATTCCTCGAAGTTGCAAATGTGTGTAAGTGCTAGGAATATTACTAAAGGTAAAAGATGATAGTCCAGCACTAGGTGCAATCGCTGTTCCAAGAGAGTCAAAAGCAGAGGTAGCAGTAGTGCCATCCCAAACGGTGTTACCTTTTGGGAACGCCTGCTGAATGCTCTGTTGAGAGAGACGACTAACTGCCATGAGTTAGCGCTCCTTACGAAATTTCAGAACCGAATGCTGCAAATGACATCGTTGCGCTAGAAGCGTAGATTGTTACTACATCTGTTGTCGCAAGGGTGATGCCGAGAGTCAATGCAATGGTGTCGTTTGCTGCGATTGGTGTGTCATAGGCTAGGTAGTGAACCGCAGCAATAGACGCTCCTGCTGGGCGAATTGCGATGCGGAATGTACCTGCAGTAGATGCCTGGTTACATACTGTCACTGTTGATACAACAGTAGATGTAGATGAAGGCGTTGTATAGAGTGAGGTATTTGTTGTTGCTGCTGGGCTTGATTGTCCCAAAACCTTATATGCTGTAGGCATTAAAACTCCTTGGATGGTAGTGCTTTATTATCTCTGGTTAAAGACAGTTTGTATGGTCTAAGTTAGCCGATATTTACCCACTGTACGACCCAAAGTTTATGCCCCATAAACTCAATGAGTTTAGTAGCGCTTTTACTTTTTGAAGCCGTATCTAGGTATTTCTGGTGGTACGAGTACTTGCAGAGGAACATCTTATTATGCCCTATTGCAAAGGGTACAAGGGTAGGAAAGTCAGATAGATATTGGACTAGTCCATCCATCACACCTAGCCAGTGTGGGTGAAGGATATCGTCGAGGATAACCACACCACCATCTGCTAAGTACTTCTCCGCTAACTTCAAATCGTTGAGGGCGTGAATCTTGGTGTGCCCACCATCTACTGAGATGTAGCGAAGTGAACCTTCTTTAATGTTCTCCGCTAGGAGAGCCTGGGTTGCACTAGATAGGGAATCGCCCTTGATGACCTGTACGTTCTCTCCGCCAAACGCATCGTATCTATGGATGTAGTTAGCAAAGATTTCTTGGCGTGCTTTGTTAGTACCACTGTAATCTACGTTTAACTCTTGGTCTTCAAAGATATCAATGCCGTATGAAGGTTCTGGCTTGTCTAGCATTGCTCGCAGTAACAAGAAGAAACGCCCCATATAAACGCCGATTTCTCCAACGCCACCTTGTTGGTTCCAAGGTACGTCTTTAAGGATGCGTAGGAACTCTGGAAGGTCTGCTAGTACCCAACCAGGTACAGAATTAAACCCTTCGCTTAAGAACTTATCAAATGGGTTGTCCTCTTCCAGTGACTCATAGGACATATTGAGTCTATCCATATTTGACTTAATTGCATTGCGGTAATTATCTGGAAGATGTTGCTGTAGCAATGTGCGGAATATCTTTTCGCTCTCATCTTGACGCCCTACCCACCAAGCAGCAACAGCCTTTTCAAATGGAAGAACAAAGTCTCCTGCGTAATCAACATCTACTGGTAGTGGGAAAAAGATTGATGGCAAGTTTTTAATTCCAACTTCAGCAGCGGTGTAAGCCTCTTGCCATTTCTTATTGCGCTCATACCAACGAGCCAAGAGAAACCATGCCTCTGGACGCTTAGGGCTGTATGCAATTGCTTTCTCCATCAAGTTGCGAACAGTTGTTTCTCTACCTGTTTGGTTTTCAAAACAATGTGCAGCCTTAAGCAGTGATGCGTAAACGTGCTCTCCGTGTGTGTAGTAACCGTACTCTGCAGTACGTAGGTAGAAGGAAACAGCAGATGCTGTCTGTCCTGCACGCTCATACTCGACAGCAAGTCGTAAACTAATCCACGGGTTAAATGGGTCGTGCGAAAACTTAACAATTAAATCGTCAATAACCTCATACTGTGCCATAAGAAAGCGCCTCCTCAACCATTTTGTTTACCAAATCATTTGGTACTTCTAGTACAAATGCAGCGTTATCTTGAAACCCAAAACCAATAACAAGGTTGTCTTTAACTACCGCAGCACCGCATACAAACTCAATCTGTCCATCAAGAAATGACCATGACTCAGGTGATAAACCAATGAGTTTAAAGTCTTTATCCCATACACATAGGCGGTGACGATAAGTGCCATTCTTCTGTTTTAAGTAATTCTTAAAGAGAACAACCTCGTGTGTGATAGCGATGTAGTACTCACCCCACTGTAGTACCTGAGAACCACCACGCTGGTCTGCAGGAGCCTGAATACCATTGACTACATTGACTTGCTTAGATTTTTTTGTTGCGGGATAGGCTTCTACAAGTTCTGTGGGAGAGGTCCATTTGATGTAATGAAATGGCTTATCAAGAACAGGCATCCAGTTTTTTTCGCAGTATGACTCTTTGTTGATTGGCGCTTCGATACGGACACGAGAGACTTCTTTAGCAGTCCAATTTTCTTTATCAATTTCTAGTTCCTGCAGTTCCATACGCCCTACACCGTTGGTCGTAGTGTCACGACGCACACCAGTGCCGTAATACTTACCGTCCCACTTAACTAGTCGTGCATCTTCCATACCAACAAATGTCCAGATAGGTTTTACATCTAGTTCTGTTGTATCAATAAGTGTGTAGTTAACAATGTTGTAGTCATCATCAAGACGGCATAAGAAATTTTGTGTTACAAGACGTTGGTCTTTTTCAGGATGCAGATACGACAATGGCCCCCACACACTTGGGAAGCGTTGGTCGTTCTCGGAGTGATAAAGCGTGTAGTTGATGTGGCGCAGAATTAAGAGCAATTCACCATCATCGTCTAAGAATGGAGATGGGTTCATTAACCCAGTTCCACCAGTGGCTTCAGCAGGAATGATTAAGGGTCTTAGTTTGCCGCCCTGTTGTACCGATTTTTGCACCAAGTTCATGGGGCGAGTCTAGCGGTAGTTAGGCACCAATCAGCATAAACTCAGAGAAGGCAGCACCAGCCGCAGGCGTAGACCATTGAATTCCAGAACCAGTTGATACAAGAACTTGACCACTTGTTCCTACAGCAGCACCTGCAGTAAGAGTTCCTGTCAGAGTAATGTTAGAAATTGTTGGTCCAGTACCAAATACAACTACACCTGTTCCTGTCTCATCTGAGATAGCAGCAGCAAGAGCAGCAGAGTTACCGTATGAACCTGTAGCGCCAGTTGTACCTTGGGCTCCTGTGGTTCCCTGAGTACCTGTGGCGCCCTGTGTACCCGCACCTGTCGTACCTTGCGCTCCTGTTGTTCCCTGAGCGCCAGTTGTACCTTGCGTACCAGTAGCGCCCTGAGTTCCAGTCTCTCCTTGAGTTCCAGTTGTGCCTTGAGCACCTGTTGCTCCAGTTTCACCTTGAGCACCAGTAGTACCTTGTGCCCCTGCAATACCTACAGCACCAGCAAGGTTTACTGACCATGCAGAGTATGCTCCTGAACCAATGTGTTTATTTTTAACGAAATCAAGTACGCCAGTACCAGAGTTGTACGCCGATACAGTTGCATATTGAATATTAGAAACATCGTAAGCAAGAGTGATGTCTTGACCAACTGTGTAGTCAACATTTAAATCAGAAACAGTTACTGAACCAGTACCACTGTTTGCAAGCGTTACTGAGCCAGTTGCAGCAGTTGTGTACTTATCTCCATCAGCACCTCCGATACCTTGAGTACCTGTTGTACCTTGGGCTCCTGTTGTGCCTTGGGTTCCTTGTGGACCTTGGGTACCCTGAAGACCTTGCATTCCTTGAAGGCCTTGCATCCCTTGTGTACCTTGGGTTCCAGTATCACCTTGGCTACCAGTAGCGCCTTGAGTTCCTGTTGTACCCTGTGCGCCAGTTCCGCCTTGTGTACCTTGAATACCTTGTAGGCCTTGCAAACCGCCATAACCTAATGAGTTCCAGGCTGTGCTTCCATTACCTACTTTAATTTTCTGTGTATCGGTTTCAATACCGACTTCACCAGCAGCAAGAGTTGGGTTGTTAATGAACCACTCATTTTCAGTGCCACGTCTTAGTTTAATTGTTACTGACATCAGATTACTCCTCCACCGTCATAGGAATTAGTAGGTGTGTCGGTTCCTGCATTTTCATCTCCACCATCCAAAGTTGCTGTAACTGTGTCACTTCCTGCGTTCTCATTTCCTCCATCGAGGATTTCAGAGGCAGGAGTGTTGGATATTTCAATCCAAACACTTCCATCAAAAACATAGACGTTTCGCTCAACAGTGTTGTAATAGAGGTCACCTGCATGGCTACCGATTGGCTCGGCGCCAACTGCTAGTACATTTAAGGGTACAAGTGCTCTCTTACTCATTGAACTACTGCTTTACCACTACTCGATAGGTTTCGCCTGAAGCAGGTGCTACAGCAAATCCAATAGTTACTGTGTTTGTGTTAGTTTTTGTAACGTCAGTAACTACTTCAGTGTCTGTTACTGAATCCCACACTGTTACAAGAACATCCTTAGTGCCAAAACCGTGAGTAATAGCAAATGTAGTTGCTGTGTATGGGCTTACTGGAGTGATAGTTGCAGCATAGGTATCTGCAGTTCCTGAAATACCCTGTACGCCTTGAGTTCCGTCAAAGCCTTGGAGACCTTGGGTACCTTGGGTACCTTGTTCGCCTTGAACTCCTTGGGTTCCTTGTGTTCCCTGCTCGCCTTGTACGCCTTGGGTACCAGTCTCACCCTGTACTCCTTGAGTACCTTGAGTGCCTTGTTCGCCTTGTACTCCTTGAGTACCCTGCTCACCTTGAACACCTTGAGCACCAACATCACCTGTACGAGCAAATGTAAAGAGAAGTTCTTCTCCGTCAGTAAATGTTCCATTTCCAGAAACGTAAGAAACCTGTATATCAAACCAGGATGTTGAATCTGTAACTCCAGAAATTGTGTAGAGAGCAAATACAGAAGTATCAAGTTTCTTTGATACCTTTACGTGGCCCTTAATAGTTGATGTTGAGTCATCAATTGTCTGTAAAAAGTTAGAAACGTCATAATTTCCATCAGAAGGATTGTCATCAAGTGCAATATGTGTAACTGATGATGTTGTACCACTGTTTAAACGAGCAAAGTTATCACCTGGGTCTGACATTGTGGTTGTGTCGTCATAGTTGTAAATAACGGTGATACCACCAAATGAACCTTCAGCACCTTGAGTACCAAGTTCACCTTGAATACCCTGCGTACCTGTCTCTCCTTGTACACCCTGGGTTCCAGTTTCTCCTTGAACTCCCTGGGTTCCAGTTTCACCCTGTACACCTTGGGTTCCCTGAGTTCCCTGCTCTCCCTGTGTACCTTGGGTTCCCTGAGTTCCCTGCTCTCCTTGAGTTCCCTGAATACCTTGAGTTCCTTGTGCAGCAATTAACGTCCAGTATGTTCCCTCAGAAGGAGTGTCTCCAACGTTGCCACCATGAGCATCAATACGGTACCAAGTCTGCCCTGCGTAGGTTGCTACATCGCCAACTGCGTAGGATGTTCCTCCGCCGTAAGCGCCAGTAAAGTTCCAAAGTGCATCTGTACCTTCGTTACCTTGAGTACCTTGAACTCCCTGAGTTCCTTGAGTACCTTGTGTGCCTTGAGTACCAGTTTCTCCTTGCGTACCCGTTTCACCCTGTGTACCAGTAGTTCCTTGTGCACCAGTAGTTCCTTGTGCACCATCAGTACCTTGAGTTCCTGTTGTACCCTGAGTTCCTGTTGTGCCTTGCGTACCTGTCGTACCCTGTGCACCGTTTACACCCTGAAGTGCATTAATCCACTCAGTGCCAGTCCACGTACGGACGTAGTTAAGAACTGTGTCGTAGTAAAACTGACCAACGACTGGGTCAGCGGGAGCAGACGCAAGGTTTTGAATACGTGCATTTTGCAACTCAAGTTTATTGAGGTCAATCGGTGTTAGAAACTTACGTGCCATAGTGGTTTATCTCCTTAAGATAAATATGCTTTACCGCTGAATGATGCTGAAAAGGAGACCGTAAGTGAGTTCGTATTAGTGTACGCAATTTCGCCTTCATATATTGTACCAGCAGAGTCTACAACCGTAACGTTAGGATGGAACCCTAAATTATGAGTAATAACCCAAGAGTTGCTGGCAGCCCCTTGAGTGTGTAGGTAAGAGACACGGTCAACTTTGTAGTACTTATTGGTTGTTCCTTCAGTTAAATCATCTGTTGTACTAAGGGCTGCTCCTGCAATAGCATCTTCAACATCTTGGAGAGATACTCCTCCACCTTCAATGCCTTGAACACCTTGAGTACCCGTTGTTCCTTGAGCACCTGTTCCAGTAGCGCCTTGTGTACCAGTAGCGCCTTGGGTACCAGTTCCAGTCGTACCTTGACGTCCTTGAACACCCTGAACTCCTTGGGCTCCTGTGGTTCCCTGTAATCCACGAGCACCTTGTACACCAGTTCTACCTTGTACGCCTTGAAGTCCTTGTACGCCACCAGTTCCTGGTACAACAATTTGAATTACCCCACTACTTGAGCAAGTACCGCATGTGCAGCCTGATACGTGTGCACTACCTGGTCTTGTCATTGAGTCACCTGCCTTGTAGTGATAACTGTTCCACGCATATAAGTCTGTACCTGTGATGTGTCAGCAATTAATGTGCCTTGAATATCCCAAAAACATTTTTCTGGAAGTAAGTCTGTTTGCTCTGATGTTAACGAAATCTGTAGTTGGTCGGTTGCGCCAGTAACGTTTTCAATTGTAAAGTCAACAATAGATACAGCGCTTCCAATTTGGTTAGAAATGCTTGATTCCCAAGTGTACTCAGTTACGTCAAATGAATCAGGGAAATCAAGAATAGCCACAAAACTATCGCCCTCATACATCGTTAAGTCTTTTGTAGGAACTGATGATGGAGCAATAGCGCTTCCGTAACTTGGGATTGGCAAGATTACACGTTGAGGCATAGAACGGTCATTAACTTCTAGTGGGAGATAGATTGGTACATAACGATTTGTAGTTTTTGAAATACGGCGCAAGGAGAACACGTCTATCCTGTAAAGACCAATACCCAACTGTGAACATAGTTCACGGTACTGTTGTTTACGAACTTCAATCATCTGCATTAACTGGCGGTAGCGTTCAGAGCGAGGAATCTGAACTCCATCAGGAGCAGTAATGTCAATGTCAAAAGAAGCATCTGTGGCTAAGGTGTAAAGAGCCAAGGTAGATGCATAAGTTATTACTGGGTATTCTTCAAGCCCTGGAAGAGTATCCAAAAGAATTGCTCTTCCGTATGTGTCAGCGTGGTTAGCAGTGTGCTGGTCAAACGCTGTGCAAACAAACTGTTCAATTTCAGTAACTGTAAAATACTTAAAGTAAGTTCCTGCTGCTACGACTACAGCGCCTGTTTCTGGCACTTCATCAAATGTCATATACCCAGTGGTTTCTTCAACATCTACTGTGGTAGAGATATCTGTTCCATCAAGGGTGATAATCATATTGATGGCGTCTACAGGAGAGTAAGGAAGTAAGAAACGGTTTGTGGTTCCGTCAGCAATGAACTGATGAACAAATGACTTTCCAGTGTCACCAAGTTCCGAACGTAGTCGTTCTGAAAGACTGGTTAGATTAGCCACGTAACCTCCGTAAAATTATGAACAATAATCTCACAACTATCGTTCTGAAAAAGGTCCAACCCCCATCTGGGAGGAGGGCGGGAACCAGATGAGGGTCGGACTACTTGCGACGTGCTAACTGTTTAGTTAGGACGCCAAATGTAACCAAGTTGTTCTAGATAAGTTGCAAGACCTGATGGAACACGGTACTTAACTCCAGCCTTAAAGGTGAAGTTATTTCCAACTCCGTAAGTCATTTCTTCAACATCAGTGATAGTACGGATGACAACCATGTCACCTGCAACACTAACTCCGACATCTTCAATTTCATCTAGTACAAGTGGAGCCTCTGGATGCTTTGGGTCAAACACATCGTTTTCGAGACTCTCTGCCTCAATCTGCGCTGCGATAGAAATTTCATCTTTACGCTTGCGTAGTGCTTCCTGATTTGCCTTTGCTGCTTTTTCTGCTGCTAGACCAGTTGCGTCTAGCGGACTTGTTGGTTTATTTGCCACGGTAATAGTTCTCCTAAAATAGTTTGTTTAATTGTGATGTGTTTGGGGGTCCAGGAAGGAGTAGGACCCCCAAACAACATCAGTGTCTTAGTTTGTGTAAACCTTGACGATAGCCTGGTCGGTGATAACACCGAGACCCCAGATTGCGTACCATGCAAGAGCGTGCTCACGACCGAAGTCGAGAACGCCACCGTCACGGAGTTCAACTGGGAGTGAGATTGCGTGACCAAATGCGTTGTCACCAATCATGATTGATTCGTAAACTTCAGCACCGTTACCAGTTGCTGATGTTAGGTAACCCTTTTCTGCAGTGAAATCTGCAGACTCTGGGTTTCCACCTGAACCTGGAGCAGTGTTAGCCTTAACAGGCACAACTCCTTGGTCTGCTGGAACACCAACAGATGTTGAAGTTGTGTATGCAGCGTTAACTGACAACTTCTTAACCTGTGTTGTTTCGATGAATACTACGTCGTATAGACGACCGATTTCACCGAGCATGAAGTTACCTGGAGCAGCGTACTTTGTAACTTCGATGAACTCTGGGTTCGAACGAATGTCACGTGACTGCTTTGGGTGTACGAACTGTACGTATGTCTCACCTAAGCGAGGGATGTTCTTACCAGCAAGGGTAAGAGCAGCATCCTTAACAGCACCTGTTGACAACTTGTAGTTACCATCAAGGTCTGAAATTTGTGTTGCTACAGTACCTTCGTTGTACCAGTCGTTAACGCCCTGAACTCCAGTGCGGTCATAACCAAATACAGCAGAAGTTGCTGCAGAAAGTGTGTTGCGTGCCTGTACGTCGAGGTATTGTGCCATGTGGCGACCAAGAAGACGTGAAGCAGATGCCATAACGTCATCGAATGATGCGTTAAGAAGTAGTTCAGAAACTGCTACTGCGTAGCCGTGTTCTGCAACTGTGATAGCAATTTGCTCTGCTGTAAGAGCGTTTGTTGTCATACGAACACCTTCAGTTAGTGGTGAAGGGTCTACAGCAAAGTTCTTGTAACGTAGGAAGTTCACACGAAGACCAGGTGCTACACCTAGTTCAGTCTTCTTAACTGCAAACTGTTCGAAACGAAGAATTGGCATTGCTTGGAACAAGATTTCCTTGCTCCAGATTGTTTGAATTGCTTGGTTCAAAGATGAGTTTGAACCTGAGTAAGCGGTAGGCGCTCCTGCGAGTTGCCCTGTACCTGTAATTGCACTTGCCATTGAGGTCAAGTCCTTTCATTAGTTGTTTGGGGGGGATTAACCGAACAGTCCCTGACCACGGTTGCTGGCTGCAGTGCCAAGTAATTTGGCTCTTTGTTTCGCATAGTCTGCCAATGACATATCCCTGATTGAATCAGGTGTGTACGATTGTTGTTCCGAATCATTATCGAGGGGTCCTGATGCTGGAGCCGTTACACGTGCTCCAACCATTGATTGCTTTGCATTAGCAGTTGCCTGCTGGACGTCCTGCATAATTCCTGCAGACTTATCCTTGAGCGTTGCAATGCTTTGCTCAATCTCTTCTTGTGTATTACCGTTAACAAGGTCAATAAGTTGAGGGACAATTGTGTCACGCTCTTGCTCAATACGTTGTGCACGGTAAGACATTAAATCTTGAAACTGACGTTCTCTGTCAAGGAGGGCAAAAGCCTTTTCTCTCTCAAGACGTTCTGCCTCTAACTGAGACTGAAATTCTTGCTCCTTCTTAGAAAGGAGTTCCTTGAAAGTTAACTCTTGTTCTTCTTCTTGCTTCTTCTTTGCGGCACGTTCAGCAGCCTTAGCATTACGCTCTGCTTCACGCTGTTCTTCTTTAGAGGCAAGTTCTTCTGCAAGTGCTTTAGCCTTCGCTAATTCTTCTTGCATCTTTTCCATTTGAGGATACAACT